AAACAATACAAGGATATTGGAGATATGACGGATGAAGATATTGCAAATCTGGATGTTGCATTTGACAAAACCATCATGTCTATGCTAAACTGATAACCTCAACAAAACAAGGAGAAAAATATGAGTGCAATTAAGGGACTTAAAAATCTAAACGCCCTACTCGAAAAACCAAAGTACGAAGGTACAAAGGTTCGTTGGCTTAAGCTTGCTGACGGACAGTCTGCTACGATTCGTTTCGTAGAAGAGCTAGATGCAGATTCACCCTACTACGATGAAAGTCGTGGAGAGGCTTGTGTATTTGCAGAGCACACCAACCCAAAGGACTACAAGCGTAAGGCTGCTTGTACAGTCGATTCGGAAGGTCGCTGCTACGGCTGTGAAATGGCTCGTAAAGAGCCTAAGTCTGGCTGGAGAGCACGTAACCGCTTCTACTGCAACGTCCTCGTTGAAGACGGTCTTGAAGACCCCTACGTGGCTGTATGGTCACAGGGTATCTCAAAGCAGTCTGCTGTACCCACATTGATGGAATACTTTGACGACACCAAGGGTATTTCAAATGTTGTTTGGAAGATCAAGCGTAACGGTCAGGGAACTGAAACAAGTTACACGCTTCTTCCCAAGGGACCTGACACAGAGCCTTTTGACTGGTCAACCCACGAGTTCCACAACTTGGAAAACGTTCTTCGTGAGATTCCTTACGCTGAACAGGAAGCATTCTATTTCGGTTTCGATGCTCCATCCATTACCTCTGCTACTAACGCAGACTGGTAATAAAGACTGTGCTGGGCAAACACACTAAACTGCCCACCTAAACTTTTCATTTCTAACGTAAGGACTCTATGAGTTACGCTGGGCTTCATGTTCATACCCACTACTCGCTTTTCGATGGCATTGCTACCCCACAGGAATATGTAAATCGTGCAGTTGCACTGGGAATGCCAGCCATTGCTATCACAGACCACGGAAGTCTTTCAGGACACCGTGAGTTATACCGCTCTGCTAAAGAAGCTGGCATCAAGCCAATTCTTGGCATTGAAGGGTACATTACTAAAGACCGCCTAGACCACACAGATAAAAAAGACAAGAACGACCCACTTGATCTTAACTATAATCACCTTATTATTCTTGCAAAGAATACCACAGGTCTAGAGAATTTAAATAAGCTTAACGAACTTGCCTGGACAGAAGGTTTCTACAAGAAGCCTCGTATTGACTGGCAGATTCTTGAAAAATACAAGGAAGGTCTTATTGTTACCTCTGGCTGTTTGTCGGGGGTACTGGCTAAAGCAATTGAATCAGACAATCTAGCCTATGCTAAGGAACACATCAGGTGGTGTAAGGATATCTTTGGTGACGACTATTACATTGAGGTTATGCCACATAATCCTGCAGAAGTAAACAAGATGTTGCTTGAGCTTGCAGACGAGTTTGGCATTACACCTGTAGTCACACCTGACTGCCATCACTCAGATAAGAGCCAGAAAGAAATTCAAGAACTTAAACTAATCCTTAACTCATACTCAAATAAAACTGTTGGAGATTCAACATACAACGGTACAAAGAAGTATGACAATCTCATGGACAAGCTCGACTACCTCTATGGTGAAGACCGTCAGATGTCATTTAATAAGTTTGACATTCATTTGTTGTCAGATGAAGAGATGCACGATGCCATGAAAGCTCAGGGTATTGACCGTGAGGATATGTATGAGGCAACTCTTGAGATTGTAAACAAGATTGAAGATTATGATATCCAAGACTACCGTGACCTACTGCCTGTTCAGTACCAGGACCCAGACGGAGAGCTCCTCAGCCTCGCTCTGGAGGGCTTAAAGGCTAAAGGCTTAGATCAGAACCAAGAATATATTGATCGTCTTAACGAGGAGCTGACGATCATTAAGGACAAGAACTTTGGTCCTTACTTTCTAGTTGTACGCTCTATGATTGCTTGGGCTAAGAAGGAAGGCATTATGGTTGGACCAGGACGTGGTTCGTCTGCTGGTTCGCTACTCTGCTATTCTCTTGGCATTACAGATATTGACCCTATCATACACGGTCTACTGTTCTTTCGATTTATTAATCCAGAACGTAATGACTTTCCAGATATTGATACAGATATTCAAGACACACGACGTGAAGAGGTAAAGGATTACCTTGTACGTCAGTATCGTCACGTTGCCTCTATTGCTACATTCTTGCAGTTTAAGGATAAAGGTGTCGTGCGAGACATTGCTCGTGTGCTAAAGGTTCCACTTCCTGACGTTAATAAAGTTATGAAGCTTGTGGATACTTGGGAAGACTACTGCTCTTCATCATCTACAGCAGAGTTTCGTGAGAAATATCCAGAGATTGAACTATATGGAGAGCAACTGCGTGGTCGTATCCGTGGTACTGGTATCCACGCTGCTGGTGTTGTTACATCCAAGGAGCCTATCTTTAAGTTTGCTCCAATGGAGACTCGTACAGCACCAGGAACCAAGGAGCGTATTCCTGTTGTTGCAGTAGATATGACAGAAGCAGAGCGTATTGGTCTTATTAAAATTGATGCTCTTGGTCTCAAGACACTATCGGTTTTGCAGGACACGCTTGCAATCATTAAAGACCGTGGTGGCAAAAACATCGATCTTCTTAAGATTGATATGGATGATAAGAATGTCTACGCCATGCTCTCTGACGGATTCACTAAGGGTGTCTTTCAGTGTGAAGCCACACCATACACCAACTTGCTAGTTAAGATGGGTGTCAAGAACTTTGCAGAGCTTGCTGCCTCTAACGCTCTTGTCCGTCCAGGTGCTATGAACACTATTGGTAAAGACTACATTGCTCGTAAGCACGGTAAGCAAAAAATTACCTATCTTCACAGTGTTATGAAAGAGTTTACAGACGACACCTATGGATGCGTTCTGTACCAAGAACAGGTCATGCTTGCTTGTACAAATCTTGGCGGTATGACAATGGCAGAGGCTGACAAGGTTCGTAAGATTATTGGTAAAAAGAAAGATGCTCGTGAGTTTGATGCCTATAAGGATCAGTTTGTAAGAGGAGCCTCTAGATATGTAACTACATTCCAAGCAGAAGAACTCTGGCATGATTTTGAGGCACACGCTGGTTACTCCTTTAACAAGTCTCACGCCGTTGCATACTCAACACTTTCTTACTGGACTGCGTGGCTAAAGTATCACTACCCAATTGAGTTTATGTTTGCACTTCTCAAGAACGAGAAGGACAAGGATGCTCGTACAGAGTACCTTATTGAAGCAAAGCGTATGGGCATTCCAATTAAGTTGCCACACGTCAACGATTCAGATGCTGACTTTAAGATTGAGGGCAAGGGTATTCGATTTGGTCTTAGTGGTATCAAGTTTATTAGTGATAACATTGCAGAAAAGTATATTGCTGCTCGTCCCTTCAACTCTTACAAAGAGCTAGAGGAGTTCTCGTTTGGCAAGGGCAACGGAGTTAACTCTCGTGCATTGTCAGCACTTAGACTAATCGGTGCTGCCACCTTCCCTGACCAGCCTCGCAATGATGAAGAGATTCGGGAGAACCTTTACGAGTATTTGAACCTGCCAGAATTTAATACAGCAATTCCACAGCACTATCACGCATTTATTAATGATGTTGAAGAGTATGAGGAAAAGGGTTCATTTATTATCATGGGCATTGTCAAGGGGATTAAGCGAGGCAAGGGCTGGTCACGAGTAGAGGTGCTAGATAAGACAGGTGCTATCGGTATCTTTGATGAAGAGCAGTCCAAGGTTGAGGCAGGACGTACCTACCTTATCCTTGCAAGTGATAATCGTATCGTTACTGCAATCCCTGCAGATGAAATTAAGGGTAACGATTCAGGTCTTGTAAAGATTCTTAACTACCGTATGCTACCATATACAGACGACCAGTTAATGGTTGTGTCATTTAGACCACGCATTACTAAGGCTGGTAAAAAGATGGCATCAATGGTAGTCGCAGACTCGTCACGAGAACTGCACTCAATCACAATCTTCCCAACTTCATTTCCTAAAGCATATATGAAGATTAAGGAAGGTAATGTATATAAATTCTCTTTTGGTAAAACAAAAGACGGAACAACAATAATGGAGGATGTATTCGATGTTTGATGAAATAACAGAACACTTGCACGAGATTGCAGTTGAAAAAGGATTTTGGGATCCAGTAGTAAGCAATGTATCTCAAGATCAAATTGATATCTTTATGACCAAGCAGTTGATGATGATTGTATCAGAGGCTGTAGAGGTTATGGAAGCTATTCGTAAGTCAAAAGGTCCAGAGGAGATCGCTGACGAAATGGCAGACATTCTTATTCGCACACTTGACCTATATGCAGGTCTACGTGAATTTGAATACACACACGTCTCTCTTGACGAGGCATTTGAAAAGAAGACAGCGTTTAATAAAACACGACCAGAAAAGCACGGAGTAAAATTCTAATGACAGTAACAGTATACACAAAAGACAATTGCGTACAGTGTGAAGCAACTAAGCGTCACCTAAACAAGATTGATGTTGCCTATGAGACAGTTAATATTACAAACAATATTGGTGCTCTTGACAAGTTGATTGCTTTGGGATATCGTTCTGCACCTGTAGTGGTCACAGACGACGACAGCTGGGCAGGGTACATTCCAGAGAAGCTAGATAAGTTGGCTATCTAGTGACAACAATGGAAGAAGCACTAGCACAGCTAGATCCACGTATCCGTAAGCGTCTTAGCAATGGTGCAGGGTTCAAGACTGACTTTCAGCCTACCCCTAGCTACGGTCTAAATCGTGCTTTGGGTGGTGGGTTGCCATATGGTCGCCAGGTTCTTATCTGGGGTTCTAAGTCTTCAGCCAAGTCTTCATTGTGTCTCCAGATGGTTGGTCTTGCACAGTCAGAAGGAAAGCTTTGTGCATGGATTGATGCAGAGATGTCATACGACGAGGCTTGGGCTAAGAAACTTGGGGTAGACACAGAGAACCTTATTGTCTCACAGGCTCGTACTATTAATGAGATGGTAGACGTAGGCACAGCACTAATCAATGCAGGTGTAGACCTAGTGGTAGTTGATTCAATTACCTCACTACTCCCTGCCATCTACTTTGAAAAAGACTCTGACGAACTCAAGCAACTTGAGAACACTAAGCAGATTGGTGCTGAGTCACGAGACTTTAGTAACGCTTGGAAGATGATCAACTATGCTAACAATAAGGTCAAGCCAACCCTGTTTGTTTTGATCTCGCAGTCACGCAACAATATCTCTGCTATGTACACACAGCAACAGCCTACAGGTGGACAGGCTACAAAGTTTTACTCGTCTACAGTAATTAAACTGTTCTCTTCTGAGTCAGACAATCAAGCCATTAAGGGTAAGATTCGAATGGGAGACAAGTTAATTGAACAGAAGATTGGTCGTAAGGTCAAGTGGGAATTACAGTTCTCTAAGACCTCTCCAGGCTTCCAGAGCGGCGAATACGACTTTTACTTCCGTGGGGATAGGGTAGGAATTGACAGCGTTGGTGACCTTGTGGACACCGCTGAGATGGCAGGTATTGTATCTCGTACAGGTGCATGGTACATAGTGTCAGAAGACAAAAAGGTTCAGGGTAGAGAAGCATTCATTAACTATGTTAAAGAGAATGACGACTTCCGTAAAAGCATTGAGGACCAGCTAAATGTCAGCTAAATATGATGTTCATAAAGGTAGGTTTAACTGTCATACCTGTAAAGTAGAAGTATCATCAGTTAGATGGTACTGGACATTAAAAGAATTAACTTGGCTATGTCCAGGTGGACATCTTAGTAAAGTTAGCCTCAACACTAAAAAAAGTAAGGGTAGTTATGAGCGAGAAGAACGAAAGTAAGAGAATTGGTGCAAAACAACATAAAAATTCTGGACGTAATACGACCAAAGGTGATGCTACTTGGGGACAGTTTGTTGTTGATTTTAAAGAAGTGTCGAAATCGTTTACTATTAACAAGGAAGTTTGGGCTAAGGCTACAACTGATGCAATACGTGGTAAGAAAGACCCAGCAATTATTATTGTTCTTGGCGAGGGTAATTCTAAAGTAAGACTAGCAGTCATTGAGCTGGGTATCCTAGAGCAATTGACTGAATCACAAGAGTAGTGTATAATAGAAGGATAGTAGAAATTGGAAACAATGGAAGAAACAAAGACAACATTAGAACGAGTCAATGGTCTCAGTGAGATCGCTGACTTTATGAACGATGAAGAGCTTACCGAAGCCCTCACGTTTATTGCAAAGGTTATTTTCAAGCCAGAGATTCCTGCACAGGTAGCCTCTATTGAGATTGTTCGCTTGCAAGCCATTGCTGCTAAAATGTCGTTCAAGGCTACTTGGATGGCAAACGTAGATAAGGGAGATAGGGCGAAGAAGAATATTTATTTTACAGCTGCTAGTTCAATTAATGAACTTGTTGCTGCACTTAAATATATTACTCGTTAAAAACATTATGGCTAAAAACTTACTAAATCAGGTTATGCTCAAAGGTGCATCAGATAAAAAGAAAACATTCTTAGATACGGACGAGCTTATCCAAAAGATTCAACATGGATATATAATTAACCGTGTTGATAAGCATCAGCAAAAGAAGACCTTTGCACCAAGCACGATTGCATTCTCTCACGGAGAGTGTCCTCGTTACTGGTACATCGCTTTTGAGGGTGCAACATTTACAGACAACGCAGATGCCTATGGTGCAGCAAACATGACTGCTGGTACAAAGTCACACGAACGTATCCAAGCAGCTATGGCAAGTGTTCCAGATCTTCTCGTTGACTCCGAGTTTAAAATCACAAGTCAGGACCCACCTATTTTTGGTTACGGTGACGTAATCCTTAAGTGGGGTGGTGAAGATTTGCTTGGCGAAATTAAAACAATGCCAAACGAAGGATTTGAATATCGAAAAGCAGCAGGGAAGCCAAAGATTGGTCACCTAGTACAGTTGCTTATCTATATGAAAATTCTGGGGAGAGAACGTGCGGTACTAATCTATGAGAACAAGAATAACCACGAGTTGCTTGTACTTCCAGTAGTACTAAACGATTATCTTAAAGGGTGGGTAGACAACACGTTTGATTGGATGAGAGAAGTTCGTAGTGCTTGGGAGAATAAAACTCTTCCTACTAAGAACTACCGATCAAATTCAAAGATTTGCAAGACTTGTCCAGTAAGGGCAACTTGCAATATCGCTGGTCCAGGGACGCTACAAATAAAGTCTATGGAGCCAATCAATGAAGCATTGTCAATGGTGTGACAGCCAGTTTAAACCAAATGTATCTTATCAAATATACTGCTCTGCTGAGTGTAGAGAAAAAGCAACAAGAGAAAAAATAGCTGAACGTTATGCTAAAAATCGTTTACAAAAGCCTTCTCGCAAAAATAGAAAATGTAAAAATTGTGGATCAACTCTTTCAATTTATAATGACGAGCCGATCTGCTCTGGATGTGACATCAATCCTTCAGAAGTAAATAAAGTATTAAAAGAGTTAAAGGGGATAGCTGATGGTAAAATTGAGTTTGATTAATCCAAAACCAAAAACAATTTGCTCAATTGATGCAAGTACAAATAGCCTAGCTTTTGCTATCTTTGAGGACAAGTCTTTAGTTAGATTTGGCAAAATTAATTTTACTGGTCGTAATACATATGAAAAAGTTGGAGATGCAGCAAAGAAGTGCTTGGCTTTTTTTAAACAATTTAATATTAATTCTATTATTATTGAGCATACTGTATTTATTAATAGTCCTAAGACTGCTGCAGATCTTGCACTTGTTCAAGGGGCTATGCTTGGGTCAGCTCAAATTAATGGCATAAAGATTGCTGGATCAGTTAATCCAATTACCTGGCAATCATTTATTGGTAACACAAAACTCTCGGCGGTAGAAAAACAAGAACTTCGCAAAGAGAATCCTAACAAATCCGAATCTTGGTATAAGGGGCAAGAACGTGAAATCAGAAAACAAAAAACAATACGCTATGTTGGCACGTATTATAATAAGTCTATTAGTGATAACGATGTGGCAGACGCTATCGGAATTGGTCACTGGGCTATCCACAATTGGGAAAAGGTTGACAAATAAAATTATGGCTGCTAAACTGTATCAAAGCGAGGCATGGCTTCGCAAACGCTACCACCTTGACCGCAAGACTCCAGAAGAGATTGCAAAAGAGTGTGGCACAAGTGTTGAAACAATTTATGTATACCTCGCAAAGTTTGGATTAAGAAAGAGTAAACGATGAGCGAAAATCTTAAAATCACGGTAGACCAAGTTAATCACCCACCTCACTATACACAAGACCCAAGTGGCGTTGAGTGTATTCAAATAACACGCCATCGTAATTTTAATGTTGGCAATGCATTTAAGTACCTATGGAGAGCAGGACTTAAGGACCAGGCTAAGACAATCCAAGATCTTGAAAAAGCTATTTTTTATATTCAAGACGAAATTCAAAGACTTGAAGGAAAGTTCTAATGGCTAGATTACGCAAAATCGATTTCTCTAGTGTTAAGATAAATGATCCATTTATTCGTGTAAACAAAATGAAGTATGAAAATTTTACAATTGAGCGTGGAGAGCTTATTAAAATTACTGGAGAATACGGAACACGCTTTAAGTTTGAGTCTATTACAACTAACCCAGTAAACGGTGCAATTTGGGTAGACTGTTTTGAAATGTGGCGAGGACGACAAGGTGCGTACCGATCATTTTCTATTGACCGTGTAAAACGTATTCCAAAGCGTAGATCAAGAAAGGCTAAACCCAGTGTCGTTTGAAGACCTTACTGTAGAACACCTTGATGAAATAAACAAGGTTGTAGAAAAGTATCTTCAGGGTTCTGAGCCTACACAAATTTCTAAAGAGCTTGCTATGCCACGCACAAAGGTTGTTGCTCACATCAACCAGTGGAAGCTTATGGCTGCAGACAATGCTGCAATCCGTGCTCGTGCAAAAGAAGCATTGGTCGTTGCAGATACACACTATAATAAACTAATTAGCAAGGCATATGAAGTCATTGACGATGCCACTACCATAGCTAACCTTGGTGCAAAAACTGCAGGGATTAAGCTAGTTCTTGATATTGAGTCTAGGCGTATTGATATGCTACAAAAAGCAGGACTGCTAGAAAACAAAGAGTTAGCAGACGAAATGTTGGAGATTGAGCGTAGACAAGATATCTTAAAAGATATTCTAAAAGATATTGCTGCAGAGCATCCAGAAGTTCGTGACAAGATTATGCGTAGACTATCGGAGATCTCTAAAAATCAAGAGGTGATTACCGTTGTCAGAGATGTTTGACGATTTCTTTGAGGTTCTAAAAGATAGCAACTTTGATGAAACTCCTGTCAATGCTAGGACGTTTGTTGAGGGTGAGGCATATCTTGGACAACCACCGCTATCTCAAATTCAGTATGACATTGTAGAAGCTATGAGCCAGGTCTACAAGCTTGAAGACTTAATTGATATTATGGGTACAGAAGAGGGTACACGTTATTACAAGAAGTATACTAAAAATGAAATTATTCTTCAGCTTGGCAAGGGTAGCGGTAAAGATTTTGTATCTACCGTAGCCTGTGCCTATATTGTATATAAACTATTATGCCTTAAAGATCCAGCTCGTTATTTTGGGAAGCCATCTGGCGATGCTATTGATATTATTAACGTAGCTATTAACGCACAACAAGCTAAGAACGTTTTCTTCAAAGGATTTAAGACCAAGATTGAACGCTCCCCTTGGTTTGCTGGTAAGTTCTACGCAAAAGTAGACAGCATTGAGTTTGATAGTGC